CCAAGAATTACCTTCAAAATCATACTTTTCTCAGCATTTGTCTTTATTGCATCCTCCATTTCTTTTACTGCCAACTTGGCCTCATCAATCAATGAGCCTGTCTTCTTAGCCAATTCAGATTTGTAATTGTACAAAAATTCCAAGTGGTTCTCCTGTGCTACTTCCAATAACTTCCTCTGGTGTTCAGTCTCTTTATCACTCAAGGGTTTATTTGAAAGCAGTACTGGTGGTACAATTGAAACAAACTGCTTGGTACGGTCCACATATTGAAAGTAAGTGCTCTCCATGGTCTGTTTTTCCTCAACATCTATCTCACCATTTACCTTCACTATCTTTGAGGGATCAGACACATCCTTCAGTGTTATCTCCCCCCGCGTCCACATCTTTCCCTGAGCTACTATTTCCATCTTTGAATAATGGCGTTCTGGGATTCCCTGCTTAGGTGCCAATAGCTTTGGGTCCTCGAGTTTGTCCACATCCTCCTGCTTTATCACAAGGGGATTCTCAAAGGCCCAGTCTGCTGGATTCTTCCGATACTGTGTCTTCTCAATAGATTTTTGCCGGATCAATTGGAAGAACTGGGAATAGTTCAACCAACCCTCCATCACCGTGTTGTCCACGAGATTGCGAAGTTTGAATTTGTATGCATCACGGGAAAAAGGCTTCCCATGATCAGGATGGGTCTTCGGAATTTTGATCTTTCTTATGGTCCCTGTGCCATCTACAAAGTCATCGCTGATGGATACTTCTGCAAAGAAATCAAACCGTCGCAGCAAAGCATTCTTATCTTCAAGATTGACTTTTGGAATATCTCCTCCATTCTGCGACAAAATCACAAACTTTGAATTAAAGAACACTGAACCCTTCCGATCAAAGGCCATGTCTAAGGGATAAGGTGCATTATTTATCATCCTAATTAACTCTAAAGCCACTTTGGTCCGTGTCTCCAAATCATCCTTTTGCCAACCATCATCGAATGTTGTCGCAAATTGATTATAATAACCTTCTGCGTAATCCGATTGCACATCTCTTTCCCACCTAATCCCTTGATTACTTGTTGGGGGATTCCCAAATTCTGCA